GGGCAAATGGGTACAAATTAGGGCATACCGACCGCAGCCGGTATGCCCCAGTTTGTCCGTATTTGTCCTACTTGGTGCCAACCTCCGGTCGTCTCTCCGCCCAGCGCAGAACCGCCTCTGCCACAAATGTCCGGATTGTCTCATCTGTCCGCTTTTGTTCCCTGGCGTCCAGAATGTAGTCATCTATGGCTTCTGAGAGCATTTGGGTGTTATGTCCGTTTCGACCCAATGTGTTCTCATTTCCGCCGAAATTGGCTAGTCTGTCCATTTTTCACCTCCTTTATCCTGAAATAGTAGGAAATGTCCGTTTTTGTCCTACTTGCTCTGCTCGAACGTAGCGCCACAGGTGCAGGCCACAGGCGTACCAGGCGGGGGGATTTCGACCCATTCGCCACAATCGCACAGAATGTCATACTCTGTCATGATTTCACCTCCTTTCCATACGTTTGTAGGCATTTGTCACGGAATGTGTAGAATTGTGGTGAAATGTCCGTTTCGTACTCTTTTAGGGTAGCCTCCGCCCAGGCCCAGGCGCCCAATTCGTCGGCGCCCGCAACTAAATGGCCCAATTCGTGCAAAATCGCCCATTTCACCCTATTTGGGGAGCAACTAGGATGATGATGCACAATAGCCACTTTTGCCTTCAAAACAGCCTTTCCCTCCACAATTCGGGAGGAATCGGACAAAACGGTCAGTGTCCAACCCTTTTGGGCACAAATGTCCAAAATGTCCGATTTGTCCATGGTGCCGTCCGGCTGCATCCCTCCAAGATGACGGTAGGGGGAACGTAGGTCAAGGGTTCCCGAGCAAGTTCCCGAAATATCACCTATGTGAGGTATGTCTAAGGTTGATGCATAATGTAGTGCTATGTCCGTTTCGTCCCTCTACTGGGCTACGCTCGGGTGAACATGGAAGAAACTGGGAGGGTATAGATGGGAGAATATGGCAGGGCAGGGGGAGCAGGGGGGAACTAGGATAAATCGGGCAGACCGGCACACACAGGCACAAACACGCCCAGGACAGGGCAAACCCCCCCTCCCGAGGTAAGCCTGGGACGGTCTATCCCACAGCCACTCACTTCCGGGACACATACGGGCCTGTACCAACCCCTATTCACCCCTAAATACGCCTGTTGACCTGCATAAGCTCTGTATTATTCATAAAAACGTACCCTAGCACCCCATTATAAGTAGAAGGGGTCACAGGTAAGGTCCCGAGTGCATAACAACCAGAACTCTGCCTAAAATTAGCTTTGGAGGGAACCTTTGGCTGACCAAGAGCCGAACGATACACCGGAACCAAGCCCAAAGCGGGGCATTACGAAAGAGAATGCCGCCGAGTTGGGACGAAGGGGTGGCCAACGCTCCGGCGAAGTACGGAGAATGAAGAAGGACCTCACTTGGTTGCGGCAAAATTCGGCGGAATTGCTCGATGACCTCTATAATGCATCGCAAAGGCAAGGCTCTTGGAGAGAACTCCCCGTTGAAAAGGCGTTTGACGCCCTGAAAACCTGTATAACCTACGCTCTTGGCCGTCCAGCAGCCATGAAACCCAATGAGGACGCACCAGATGACGGAACCTTCGACATTACAGAAGCCCCAACCGAGCCAGACTAAGCTCGTAAGACCCGTTTGCCCTAGCTGCGGGTACAAACTGGTGTGGCATTGTGGTCATGTGGACTGTCGATGGTGGCGCTGCCCCCAAGGTGGCGGCTATGGCGACCCGGACGGCGAGTTTATAACAGATGAGGTAGTGAAGAAACTTTGGCGAAGCGTCGGATTGAGCTAAACCCAGGCGCTCAGCACGATTTTGTGATGAACCCGCACCGCCACTCCGCCTACATGGGCGGGGTCGGGGCCGGTAAGACCTTCGCAAACGTGGTGAGGGGCCTGCGTTATGCAACCCAGCAGAAGGTGGTCGGCTCTGCGCCGCCCAAAGGCGTGTTCCTCGCCTCATCCTTCCCGGCATTGAAGGACATTGTGTACCCCGCCATGTACGCCATAGGCGGCAAGGACGGCCTGGACCTTATAGACTACGAAGTCAAGAACCAGACCGACCGCAAGTTCGTCTTGAAGAACGGCGCACAAGTACTTATGCGTTCTCTGGACCAACCTGACCGCCTCCGAGGAATAGAAGTGGCCTGGTTCGGCATAGACGAGGGACGCAACTTCTCCGACGACTACGCCTACCAAATCATGGTGGGCCGCTTGCGACAGCCTGGCTACAACCATGCGGGATGGGTTTCCTCTACGCCGCATGGCTATGACTGGATGTACCGCCTGTTCCACCCAGAGTCCACCGCTGAGAACAAGCTGCGGGACGCCGCCTGGTTCAACGCCCCGACCGGCGACAATTCAAGGCACTTGCCGGACGGCTACATGGAAGACCTCAAGAGCCAATGGAAGGGTCGCTGGTATGAGCAAGAAGTCCTTGGCCGCTTCGTCGGCATCATCTCGGGCGCAGTCTTCCCCGACTTTGACCCGCATAGGCACATCCAGCCCATTGAGTATAATTCAGAGCTACCCCTTTATGCATTCTGGGATTTCGGCATCGGAGACGACTCTGTATGCCTTTTTGCCCAGGTCCTCTACAACCCGAGGGTCGCTGCGGATGGTTCCATCATACACGAACCTCAACTCCGCATTGTCGGCTGTGTACGAGCTTCCGGCCTCAACGTGGCTGAGTTCGCCCACGAATATGACAAATGGCTAGCCGACAACACCAACGGCGTAGTCCCGGTCCAGCAATGGGGCGACCCAGCCGGTGGCCAGCGGACGCAAACTACGGGTTCTTCTGTGATATATGCTTTCGCCAAACATGGCATTCACATACGCCCAGCGCCCAAGCGCCCGCTAGACGAGGGTATTATCATTCTGCAGAACCTCATGCTGGGCGACAACCAGTTCCTTGTGAAAGAGGGACTCAAGGATGTTATAGATGCGGTGCAGACATACCACTGGAAAGTAGACCAGGATGGTAACCGTGTCTCTAATGAACCAGTACATGATTGGACCTCCCACATAGGCTCGGCGCTGCGCTACGGCGCTCTGGGTATTATAGGCATGAACCCACGGCGCTCCGTTCCGCCGACCAAGACTCCGCCAGCGGGCACGATGGGCTATGCCCTGGACAACTTGTTTTCCAAGAAGGACAAAGAACTGTTGATGAATTCCGAAGACAACTCGCCGCTTCTGTGGCACCCCGACGAACAGGTCGGGCTAGCAGACATTCTGGGGTAAGATGCCTAAAACTATAGTCTATTCAGACGAAGAAAAAATTAGACGCTATACCAACCGTGTGCGTTGGGCCGAGCGCCAGCAGAAGCGATGGTTCGACCAGGTAAAGGTCTTTCTCACCTACTACCGCAACAAGCCTCAGATTTACACCAAGGGTGGCCAACGGGTCATCGTCCCGACCCCCATTAAGAACATAGACGCCATGTTCGCCGCCTTGACTTCCTTTGAGGTTGAGCCAGCTATTTCGGGCCGTGGGCACACCGACCGAGATGCAGCTAGGGTTGCCAACCAAGCTGTGAAGTTTGAGTGGGCTGACGCCAAGGTAGCCGAGCGCAGCGAGCACGCCATTAAGGAAGCCCTCATAGCGGGCATTGGTTATATGAAGGTCAGTTATGCATATGACGAGGACGTGCAGACCATTGAGAGCTACACCGAGGACCCAGAGACAGGCGAAATAGTACCTGACCCGCTAGAGCAGGTCACCGTCACTGAGGACCGGGTTATAGTGGAGCACGTGCCCTACGACGAAGTGTTCTTTGACCCCGAGGCCAAGAAGTGGGAAGACGTTACCTGGATTGCCCAGCGCATGGAACTCCCGCTAGAGTCGCTGCAAGAGGACGACAGTTTCATAGGCACCCAGGACCTACAGGCCGACTCTATAATTGCCAGGGAGAACAAAACCCGAGGCGGCGAGGATGCAACCCCTGACGAGCAGCGGTGCGTCATCTTTGCCATTTGGGACTTTGAGACAGGCACCTGTTGCTATTTCAGCCCTTCCAACAAGAAGATTCTCAAAGAGACAGCCAACCCATTCGCCAAGCGCCTGGATATGGAAGACCGCAACCCGTTTGTGCCTTTCATAACCCGCCGTGACATTAACGGCGTTGTGGGCATCTCCGATATGCAGGTGATGAAGCCGTCCATTGACGAGCAGAACGTATTACGTTCCAACCTCGCTACCTTCGTGGACCGCTTCAAGCCCAAAATCCTTGCCGAGCAGGGGGTCATTACCGACCAGGGCAAGAAGGCCATTAAGTCCCAGGAGTGGGGCGAAATAGTCGAACTGCAGAATGGGGCTATTCTCAATAACTCCATGAAGCCGCTTGAGATACCCGAACTCCCGCAAGAAGCCTTCATGCAGGACGGTAAGGCTGCAGATGATGCACAAGAGTCTATCGGTCTGAACGAACTTATGCAGGGTCTAATACCTGCGGGCCGCAAGACCGCTGCCGCCATGAATATGTACGCCCAGGCGACCACCATTCGCCAGGCGGAGAAGCGTAACCAGTTGGAGCGGTTCTACCGCAAGCTGGCCGAGCGGATGCTTTACATAATGCAGCGTTTCTACGAGCTTCCCCGTATTCAGAAGATTGTGGACATTGACGCTGACGTTATATGGAACTGGGAGGCTGACGACCTGAACGTGGACCTTGGCCTCACCGTGGACCTACAGCCCCGCCAGGTCATGGACCAGCAGGGTAAAGAAGAAAAGATGATGAAGTTGATGAACATTCTGGGCCAGGACCAGCGTGTCAACCACGACACCCTCATCAAGTACGTTCTTGAGGAACTAGACATACCGCCAGAGATTATTCGGGACCTTATTCAGATGCCGTCGCCCGCCGACCAGCAAATGGCTGGGGAGGCTGCACAGGCTGCGGTCGGACTCCCAGGTGTGCCTCAGTTGCCGCCTGCAGAGGACCAATTCCCTGGCGCTGCAACTGGTTCGGCCCTGGGTGAGCTAGCTGGTCAGACAGGGTTCACGCAGCCATAAATTCACCTAATTATTGGTAAAAGTGTACCCTAGTGCCCTATTATAAGTAGAGACTATATTCATTTACCCGACACTTCCAAGGACCAGCTACAGCTACGGCCAAGGGCAGGTTACAGAAGAAAGCGAGGGCAATCGTGGCACCAGAAGCAGGCGTCGTATCTCCCGAGTTGGCAGCCGCTGCAAGAGCAGCCGGTGTGCCAGTGGACACTCCCGAGCCTACGGACCCACCCGCTCCTGACGACTCAGTAGTACAGCCTCCTGAGCCAACTCAGCAGGTAGCCCCAGCAGTTGAACCCCCGGCAGTAGTGCCAGGAGAAATACCTGACAACTACTTCGGTGTGGACCTCAACCGTATTGAGGACCCTGCAGTTAAGCAGCAGACGTATGAATTCCTTACGAATGCTGAGAAGGCTGTAAACAGCCGATTGAGGGAACTGGCTGAGCAACGTAAAGAGCTTGAGAAGGAACAGGCTCGTCAATCGCTGGCACCACAACCAGCACCGGAACCGCAGCAACTGTCTGACGAAGAACTAATGCAAGCAGTCGGTATGGACCCCAGTGTCCTGCAGTTTGAGGGTATTGGGCCTTCGATGCTCGCAATGGCGAAGCGCCTCTACCAGGCTGAGAACAGCTTGGAGCAGGTGTCTCAAGAATCTCAGGCAGAGCGATGGGTACGGAATTTCTACGACGAGTTCAACGGGTTGCAGTCACAGTACGGCGACCTTCCTTACAGCCGAGCCGACCTAGAGGCGTATGCAGCGGACAGGCAACTGTTCACCCCAGACGCACTCTATTGGACATTGAAGGGACCGCTGTTGCAGCAGTACACCAGCCAAAAAGGTGGACCTGCACCGGCTCCGACACCCGAGCGGCGCACCGAGAAGCAACAGGCTTCCAGTACGGTCCGCAGAGGCTCTGCCCCAGGCACTACGACTCAGCAAAAGCCGAAGACGCTTCTAGAAGCATATGAAGCGGCTAAGGCTGCCAACCCCGAAGCAGGAGAGTTGGTTTAGTTCCCCACAAGTCAAAAGTGGAGAAAACTTAAATGGCCTGGAACGACCAATTAGTTGCAACCACCCTTGACAATTACATTAGCAATACGTTGGCTGATAATGTTTCAAGCCAGATTGCTCTCTATTCTTTCCTACAGAATAAAGATAAAGTAACTGTCGATGGTGGACTAACCATTCGTGAGCCTTTGATGTATGCTCTCAACAACACTGTTGGGTCTTACTCAGGGTATGACACGATTGATATTACCCCGCAAACGGGAATCGGTTACGCCGAATATCCGTGGCGAAACGTGGCGGGTTCTGTAACCATTTCATTCGATGACGAGCTTAAGAATACCGGCACCCCGGCTGTCCTTAAACTCCTGCAGGCAAAGCTCGACCAGCTTGAGCTTTCCTTTACCGAGAAGCTGAACCAGATGTGGTTCGGTGACGGTACTGGTAACGCCAGCAAGGACTTCCTTGGTCTGCAGGCGCTCATCAATAACAGCGGCATTGTTGGAGGCATCGACTCGTCCACAGAAACATGGTGGAGGTCGGTGGTTGACTCCAACCTGAACATCGCTACGAACATCAACGAATTGAACACCTTGTTCAACTCCGTGGTTCGTGGTGCCGACCGCCCCGACTTTGAGATTACCACTCAGGCGGGCTACGAGAAGTACGAAACTCTAGCTTCTCCAAACATACGGTTCCAGTCTACCCAGCTTGCACAGCTTGGCTTCGACTCCCTGGCTCACAAGAGCGCAGAGATTGTCTTTGACGCCTACTGTCCCTCTGGTAACTGGTTCGTGCTGAACTCACGGCACCTTAAGCTGGTACAGCACTCCGAGGCTTGGATGAAGCGATTTGACTTCGTTCGCCCCGCTAACCAGCTTGCCCGCACCGCGCTTGTGGTTTCGGTGGGTAACCTTATCACCAACAACCGCAGGATGCACGCTCGGGCAACAGCACTAACCCTTGCGTAATCTTCGCTAGAGGGCCACTACTACTGTGAGCTAACCGGGGAGCTAGCCTTCGGGCTGGCCCCGGCTGGCCGGTAAAGGAAAATAGATGCCTAGAAAAGCTAATGTAGGTGCATATATCCAGGACTCGGCTGCAGCCAACCACCCTTCCTCATTTGAGGTAGAGTCGGCTGCTGCGGGCGCTACCGTTGATGTACTTGACACCGCACTAACCACAGCGGTTGGGTATATCCCAACGCTGGACCAGTTCCTAAACGACTTCCGATTTGTGCGGATTGTTACGGCGACTCCTTCCGAGGACGCCGCCGACACCATCGGTATTACCAGAATTACCCGAAATGGTGGTGGTACTGGTTATACCTTTACCTTCTCTGCCGCCGCTGCCTCAGGCAAGAAAGTTCGTGTTCGTGGAGTTGCTCTCTAATGCAGGGAGTTATTAATCCCCCGAAAGGTACTACAGGGGTTGACTTCCGAGGGTACATCCCCGAGGGAGAGGAACCCACCGCCGAGGAAAAGGCTAGATTCAAGTTTGGCCGTAGCCCCGGCGAGGTTGAACCATCTTTCGTGCCTGGCCCAGAAACCAAAGTATTTCCTCTTGGGTCTGCGGAATCCCAAATCTCAGAAGCTATGCGGGTAGCGAAGGAATTGAACCGCAAGGAGCAGTCGAACGATGCTGTTTCGCCCGCTATTTCCAGGATGGACAGCTTTCCTAACATATCTGCAGCTATAGCCTGGTTGGACGACCAGAGCCAACATGTAAGGGAGCTACATCTACGAGCCGAGAAGTTGAGCAAGGACCGCAAAACGCTACTGGCCTATTACGGCTGGAACTAAACCTATACATAGTTCTGCTAGGAGGGCCAATACCGGGGGCACGATGACGCTTAGTTTTCGTGCCCCTTTTATTATGGAAGATTTGCTCTACGAGCAATTAACGCCCAGGAGGGCGTCTTTTATGCAGTACTGTTATAAGTGCAAAGCATGTGGTGCAGTCTATACCGAAGGCTATGGCGCTCAAGAAGCGCCTTGTCCTGCGTGTGGGGCTGCCTCTGTGGTTCGTGATTGGCGAACCGAGCTTGGCACTAAGCAGTTCCACATCCCGCTTCATATGAGTTCTAAGAACACCACAAGCAAATCAGATTTCCTTCCTGATGCCAAATTCTTTGAGGGACCAGACGACCCATCTGGTGAACGGCACATGAAGGACTGGAAAGAAAACCATACCCTCAAAGGACATAAGGAACTTATTTAGTGAGAGCAACCGGCACTCCTAGTGCCTTCTATGACCAGACTCGCTGGAAAGGCACGTATAGTGCTGGTGCCAACTACCAGCCTGGCGATGCTGTGGCCTACAATGGGAGTTCCTATGTCTCGCTGCAAGCACAGACTGCAGTAACGCCTGTTGCCGACAATGTGCATTGGGGGCTTATAGGTCTTCAAGGCGCTACAGGTCCCACCGGCGCAACTGGCCCCACAGGTCCGACTGGGCCTACTGGCGCAACTGGGCCGCAGGGCATACAAGGTGTTGCTGGACCAACCGGCCCCACTGGGGCTACGGGTCCGACCGGGCCGCAAGGTCCCATAGGCAACACCGGAGCTACCGGGGCCACAGGCTCAACCGGAGCCACTGGTCCTACTGGGCCAACAGGAGCCACGGGTGCTACTGGTGCTCCGGGTACTGTGTGGCGAGGGGCTTGGTCTAGCGCAACAACCTATGGCATACGAGATGCAGTCTCCAACGCAGGGTCTTCTTGGGTTGCGCTGCGCACAAACACCAACGTCACTCCTGTTGAGGGGGCTGACTGGACTATAGTTGCAGCCAAAGGCGACACGGGCGTTACCGGAGCCACAGGTGCCGCTGGTCCAACAGGGCCTACTGGTGCGACTGGGGCTACAGGAGCTACTGGACCTACGGGGGCCACTGGCTCACAAGGGCCACAAGGTCCTGCAGGTGGTGCTACTCAGATACAAGACGAAGGCTCTAATGTAACCCTTCGTGGTACTGTCAACTTTATAGGTACTACGATTGCCGCAGTTGATGATTCTGGTAATACCCGCACAAATGTAACCCTTCCTGATTATGGTGCAACTGGAAGTCTTCTCAAACCGGGCACCGCAGCCGCAGGAACAAGTGCTGCGATATCTCGGATTGACCACGTGCACCCGGTCAATGCCCACGCCGACCTTACTTCTATAGGCGTAGACGACCACCACGCGCGCGACCACGCTGTTGCAGGCAGCACGCATACTCTTGCTGGTGGCACAGCGGGGTATGTCCTCCGAGCCTCCGGTGCAACTACTTTTGCTTGGGCACAACTTGGGTTCTCCGACCTTTCGGGGTCGGCAGCTATTGCCCAAATTCCTACAGGCTCCACCGGAACCACGGTGCCGTTTGGTAACGACGCTAGGTTCTCTGACAGCCGCACCCCAACAGCGCATGTTCTTGATGGGGCGTTGCACACGGTCAGTGGCTTGTTCACAGGAAACTACCTGCGGGCCAACAGCGCCACTACCTTTGGATTCGCTGCAATCTCGAAGGCAGACCTCCCGGCGTCGGTGGCACATGAAGACGATGCCAACCTATTCACGACGGTTCAGGACGTAAGACCGACCGCTTCTGGTGGGAAGGCACTAACCCTACGGGCCTCGACTACTGCTCCTGGGAACATTCAGGAGTGGCAAGACTCTAGTGGAACTGCCCTTCTGTGGACAACTGCGGCAGGTGTTCTGCGCGCCGGTGGGCAAGCCAATAGTGAGATATCAGCAGAGACAACCGCCTCTGGTGTTTACCGTATAGCCCTTGCCGCTACCGGCTCAGGTGCTTTTGTCCAGTATGGCGACACATCTAACAACACATCACTAGGCCGGTCGGGTGGTTTTGCTAGTGCTCTGACATTTGAGGGCACCGGCAGGCCGGTGAAGTTGCAACGCACCAACGACGGCGTTGTGGCGATTGTTATAGGAACCTCTGGACAGACAAATGACCTGCAACAGTGGCAATCCTCAACACCGACTACGCTGGCAAAGGTAACTTCGGCGGGAGTCATGGACGCCACCGGGTTCACCGTGGCGGGCACCAACCTCACAGCAACCTATATAGCTAAGTCCATCGGCACCACCAAGGGCGACCTTATAGGGTTCTCTGCCTCTGCGACTCCTGCGAGATTGGGTGTGGGTACCGACCTACAGGTCCTACGTGCTGACTCATCACAGTCGCTAGGTGTCGCCTGGGCAACAGAATTGTCTGGATTGTTTGGTGATGGAAGTGACGGCGCTGTCACTTTTGATGGAACAACTACTATTCTTGGTATTGCTCCTTCATCCAACATATACACGTTGACGAGAGATATCGTATGCACTAACATCACGATTAACAGCGGTGTAACCATAAAAACTGGTAGCTTTAGAATCTTCTTTACTGGAACCTTAACCAATGCCGGAACCATCAAAAACACCCCCACTGGGTCTGGAACACCCGCAGCAGGGTCTATAGGAACGGCAACAGGCGGTGGTGGTACCCCCACAACCACCACAGGCGGTAATGGTACAGCCGCTTCAACTAGGTCATTGGGGGGTAGTGGCGGTAACGGGGGCACAGCGGGCGCTAATGCCGCTGGAACCGGAGGTACAGCTACGGCTACCCCGGTAGGTGATGGAACTTATCGTAATATTATTCAGATTCAGACCGTAAGCAACATCGCAGGAGCACTTGCTAAAGGCGGAGCGGGGGGCGGTGCTGGTGCTGGTGACGGCACGAACAATGGCGGAGCAGGGGGTGGCGGTGGAGGCATCATCGTCCTTATTGGAAAAGTAGTTGCGAATACAGGAACTATCTCTGCGGATGGTGCGGCTGGTGGAGCAGGAACTACAAACTC